GTAATTGTCCCAACCGAGACGGTTGACGCAGTCGTTCCATCAGTTGTGTCTATATTTGAGCCAGAGGCTGAGAAAGACGACCCAATCCTTTGTGCTTGTGTTGCAGCAGCGTTAACCGTGAGCTGAGTACTCGTAGTTATGGCATGGTGAATATCAGCGTGAACTGGGGCTGCCACCACCAAGCCAGGCAGTAGCAGGAACAGTAACTTCTTCATACGGTTTCTTCTGGTGGGGTAGGTGGTTTAACAGGAGCTTCAACAATCTGCTGAATCTCTTGTCCGTCTGGAGACTGGATTCGGATTGGAGTTTGTACTCTAATAACTTGTTCACCAGCTCCAGGCTTAGAGGCCATCATTTTTTCTACGTCATCCTTAGAGAGTCCTCCGCCACCCTTCTTAGATGCAGCCTGGACTCCGAATGTAGTCAGTGTTGATGTAAAGATCGAAGCTATAAAGGTTGGATCGAAGGTCTGTTTAGCGAAGCCTGGAATATCGATGTACGCCAATGTGAGACAAAATCCTGACCACACCACAATTCCTAAACGGACTGCTACTCCGACTAAAGCAATCTGTTCATCTTTATCAGGAGTCATCTCCTGAAGCTTGTTCAATACACTTTTCTTCTTTTCTTCCTTCTTATCAGAAGGTGGAGCGGTCTGTTGGTCTGACATAAATAGAAAGAGACACGGCTAAAGGCTAGCGTTAAACTGAATCAAAGTCTTTACCTATAAATATGTGCTTCCCTGGAATGATAAAAGCTGAATACAACAAAGATGATCCATCTACATGGAAGCATTGGCAAACAGCAGAGCAAAAATCTACAGAAGAAGGACGTAATACAAATCCTTTTGCTTCTGAAGATGGTCGCTATGACGAACTAAGTGGCAGAAGATTCTCTATTCAGACCCAAAGAGGAGGTCGATGGGGGAGTAACGCAGGAAAACCAGAAGACAAAAGTACATTTATGAAATTAGCAAACTTTGATGCTGGTCATTCAGGTACTCTTTACGGAAGCGATACTGTTTGGCAAGCAATGCGAGAAATCGACCATAGATATGAATTAGCAGATATCAAAAAAGGGTCACAACTTGCACCAATACCAGGGAGTGGAGGTTCAGGACGTGGATATAGTTCTTCAACGAGAGGTGGTCGAGGATCAACTTCTACTTCAAGTGGATTAGGAATAACAACTGGAGATATGATCAATAACAGAGGCGGAGTATGAATGAGTTATGGGCAGCTCTTATTGGTGTAGCAGCGACCACAGTAGTTATGGCTGTTGGAAATAACAGCTCAAGAAAAGAACGAGATATCCGTGAGTTATTTCACAGAATCAATGCCCTTGAGAAGCAAGTAGCCGAAATGAAGCCACGTAATTGGCGTTAATAACTATTTCAAGAGCGGATCTTTAGGGAAACATTCCATTCCTTCTACATCGAAGGGAAGAACTTCCCACGAATCAGTGTCCATTGCAGTTGTCCATGCGGCTTCAACATCCTCGGCAACAACAATGGCCTGAAATCCACCTCCTCCTTCTTGAACGCAATAACCAACAAAAGCACCAGGGATACGAACAACCCAAGCCCTTGGTTTTTTAATGACCCACGACTCGCATCCACCCTGTACCTGCTCCTGCTTTTGTTTTTTGGATTTTCTCAAGAGGAACCCCAAGTATTTGTGCGTCGAGAAGGCCTTCAATATCCCCCTTGTATGCAGCCAATTCGAGATCCCAGAGTTCTGACTCTCGTTCTTTGATGGCTCTGTCTTCATCTATTGCAAGTGACTCATT